ATTGACACCTAGGGCGAAGGTGCCTTGGAGTTGATTAGGGAAAAGGCAGAGGACATCAACCTTGGTAAAAGGATGAACAAGGAACAGAAGCTAATCGCTAAACACTATAAAACTGAAGCCGCACGTATGGAGAACGAACGAGCCTCAGGGGTAGCAGGGTGGTTAGAGTTTGTTAGCTGGGATTAGTCGTCAGTCAACAGCCGTTCGCCGGTAGTCATGCGAAGGATTCTGTCGATGTTAGCCAAGCCAGGAGCGTATGTTTGAGCAGTCCGAAGCAGTGGTTCCATTGGATCCTCTTCTCCAGATAGCACCCTCTCTCCCGCTGTTAACATGCCAGTGCCTGTACGACTGATAGCCTGTAACGGAGCGGGACTGATACTTACAGTCTGACCACCAAACTCCTGCGCTCGTATGTTGATAGCGCCACTACTGATGTTGGAAGCAAGCTGATTCATTGTCCCTGAAGCGATACCTTCTGGCGTAAGAACATCTTCAATGTCTTTATTCTTACTGAGATCCAGCGTTTTTCGAGCATCATCCCAAACACCGGCTACAACCCCAAACAGTGCTACATACTTTCCTGTCTGAATCATTGCAGTCTTTGCGGCTTCAGCACCTTCCTTAGTATTGATGCCCTTCTCTGCAACGGTAGCCAAGTTCAGGCCAACTTCAGTTCGGATGTTGTTCATTTGCCGGTTCATGTACGACAACATGCTGTACATCATGCGAGCGTTTGGATTGTCGTTGTAGGCACGAGGCATTGCGCTGGCACTAACTGGTTGCCATTTGTTCATAGCCGCACCAGCAAAGTTCAAGACATAGCCAAGCTCATTCTTATCTAGTGAGCCGCCTTCTTTCATCTTCTGCAATGCGCTGACTGTGCTATCAAACTCAGACTGCGACAGCCCCCTCATTCCGTCGTGTCGCTTTAGCTTTTCGATAGACTTTGCGTCACCCTTCCTAGCCAGGTTTACTGCTCGCTGAACAGCCGCATTGGATAGCATCTCCTGACCCATGCGGTTTACTTTCTCTACGCCTGAGACGCGATACAAAGCCTTACCAAGGATGTCTACGCCACGGCCCACAAGCTGTGGTGCCTTGATGTAGTTGATTACCTCAGCGTTCTTTATGGTTTCCTTGCTAATCGTGTTAGCCACTTCACCATAGAAGTTCTGACCAAGGCCAAGCTGTTCGTTTGATACCCACTTGTTAGGGTTTACGCCAGTAATCTTTGAGATAGTAGGAAAGGTTTCGATGATCCCGCGTGGCACTGTCTGCGCCCAAGCCTTGATGCCATTCTGAAAAACTGGAGCAGTAACACCCTCAACGATGTTCAGTACAGCGTTCATGGGGTTAGCCAGTAGTGCAGTAGATACCGCCCTTCTTGATACAGCACCAACCGCATCGCCACCTATCTTAGAAGTAATCAGTGTAGATCGGAGAGCATCCTGTAGGTTACTGCGAATAGCTTTGGCGTTGCTCGCTTTTTTTAATTCTTTCTTTGCGGCCTTATCAATATTTTTAAAAACAATGTCGATTCGACTTTTTGGATTTTTTAGATCCTCTTCAATGTTTAGCTTTTTTAAGTCAATATTAAATCGCTTGGCAACCACTCGCGCCATTGCAATATCCTTTGCGTATTGCTTTAGTGCTTCGACAGGGTTTGCGTAGTCGTTAACGCCAAAAGCCTTTTTGTCCCTGCCTGTGACAATTGTTGGCATATAGTCGCCGTCAGGGAACTTAACAATATCTAAATCTTGGAGAACCTTTACTTGATCTCGCATCAACTGAACAGCCTGCTTCTCTTCGGCAGTTCTTGCTACCGCTGTTGCCTGATCCCAAGAAACGGCTTTGTCTCCAAAGTTTCTGTTTATCTGAAGAAGTATTTTCTTTAGTGCTGGGTTGTCATCAAAAACCTTTGCCGCACTAGCAAACGTATCGTTGTAGATATTGTCGATCTCGTTAAGCTCATGGCGAACCATAATCTCAGAGTCTTCGATGAGACGAGCGGCCCTGGCACCTACGTTCTTGGCAGTCCACTCTTTGGTTCCTAAAAGGATATTGCCTATCGTCCTTGAGGCTTTACCCATATTGTCCTTAACACCATCGCCATCAAGAATGGTGGTGTTATTTCTTTTCTGTAAGCTGGCATCAGTAGCGGATCCGCCTCTACCTGCGCGACCTACATTGGCAAAGCCTTCTTCGCCACCAATAAAGCCACCCTTCTTACCTACGCGCTGACGTTTAGCTTGTTTAGTTGCGGCGGCAATCTCATCTGCACTTTTAGTTAGCAAGGAGGCTCCAGCGCCCAGACCAGCACCGAGGCCAGCCCCTAGTGCGGCACCTTCTAAACGGCCTTCATCTCTGCCACTTAGATAGCCATACGCGGCACCTTCGGCGGCACCAAGGGTGGCTACTTTTAATGCCCTATCTAACTTACTGCCTGTCTGTGCGATCTTGGCAAGACCGGCACCAGGTACGAATAGACCAGCACCAAAGCCAACGGCTGTGATTAATTTGGATGCCCCAGGATTAGCCCTTTCAAATGCGTCTAGCTCTGCGCGAGATTGCTGTATTCCTTGGTTGTAAGTATCAACCTCACCAGAAAGAAGCCGAACAGCGGCATCTAGCTCGTCACCCACACCTAAAGCAGATTCTAAAAAGTCAACAGCACCGGAGCGAACAGCGCTGTACTCAGGCTCAGGAGCAAATCCATAATCTATATCCCAAGGCGCTCTTGGTCTGCCTGCTGATGCTTTTTTAGGGGAAACACTCCAAGGATTCTTCATTTACTCACCCGCTGTTCTTTTCTTTATCTCAGCTTCAATGCGATTCATATACTTTTTAAAACCGCCACCAGGATTCTCAGAAATCAACATAAGCTCTTCTGTAGTTATGCCGCTTAGATCACCGCCTCTTTGGGTAAATGCTTGACCTACTTTTTTTCGAGTAGACGCCAAGTCTGCAAACTCAGATACAGGCTGAATTACACCCCTGCTTATAGCGCCAGCCACAGCCCTTGCTGGAGTTGCAATAGTTTCCTCAAACCCCGCTCTGTATCTTTTTCCTTCTTCAGCAATATCATCTTCAGTTGCAAGGCGATAGTTTTCTGGGTCTGTAAAGTCTCCACCCAAATAAACAAATGTTCCTTCTTCGGAATCAATTACCTCGCCAACCTCATAAGGCGATCCCGTATCGTCTTTAAAGCCTAGCTCTGCGGCTTTTTCTGGATCGTACTGATTAATTATTCGTAACTGAGTATCAATATTTTCTTCTCTAAGCTGTTGCTCTGCCACAATATAGTCTTCGCGAGTAGGCTCACCGTCTCGCTCTTTTGTAATCTGCTTTGCTCTTCTTTCTCTATCAATATCCCTTACAGGCTGAAGCATATCTATTTCAGCCTTCCTGATTATTGCCCTTTCTTCTGCGGCAATTCTGCTTTTCTGAGAAAGCTCTGAAGACCAAAGAGCATTTGCAATGCCAGACATCCTTGAGCGAATTGCGGCCTCGGCTTTCTTCGCTCTGTTTAAAGCGTTTGTATCTCCAGACCACTGGGTCTTATCGCTCCAGCCTTTGATAGCGTCTTTGTACTCTTTAATTTCAGCGGCCATTGCCTTGTCCGCACCCTCTGGAAGCTCGGCAATTAACTTGTCTAGATCTGCCGCAGACATTGGCGCTGTGTTGAGGGCTATAGATCTTTCATTAAATTTATTAACGGTCTCGTTGTTTCTAATAGCACCTGTAATGTACTGATTAGTTATCGTTGCAAACTCGGGCGGTATGTTATCTCTTACTGCCTGAAGCTGATCTTTATCGCCAGACTGAATGGCTCTTTGAATTTCATCTTGGTTATCGCGAATGTACTGTTGCTCGCGCATGGCAAGCTCTGCTTCTTCAAACCTAAACTGATTAACTTGATCCTGTCTGTACCCTTGCTCGATCTCTGGGTTATCAAGAAGCTGGTTTTTTCGTAGCGTCAAAGACTCTTTTAACTCTGACTTTTGCTGTTCTGATATATCCGCGCGCGCATCAAGTCCATCAAGCACATTGTCAATCTGAGATACCGCAGTGATATCCCGCTTCAGCCCAGCCTGTTTCGCCGCAGGAGCCATGCTTCGTAGCTGACTGATACGCGAATCAATGGCTTGCTTTTCTTGAAGCGTAGGAGCCGCATCTCTAATCTCTTCTAAACGCCTAATGTTTAGGGCAAGCGCATTAGGATCGCCAGATAAAGCAGATGCTTGGGCCTGGCCAGTAGCCTTGCTTAGTTGATCAAAGCGTTGCATCGCGCCACGCTCCTGCTCCAAACGACCTCGAAGACCGCCAAGCTCACGAGCCGCAGTAAACAGACCCTCTTGATATGAGGGCTGGGCCATAGCCCGTAAAAACTGCTCTGAAAATTTAGCCATGATTAGCCCCTTAAATTCCTAAAATATCTGCAATACCGCCGCCTATGTTGCCAAGACCGCCAGCAATGGTACTAAACAAACCACCTAAGCTTGATCCGCCACTTGGAGCCGCTGAAGCCGCACGTTGTTGGTTAATCAAACCTGATATCACATTACTGCCAACGCCGCCAAGCAAGTTTGCTCTAGCCTGCTCTGCTATTAGCTGTGCCTCAAGTCCAGACAATGCAGTCTCACCGAACAGCCCAGTACCAAACTGTTGTGCCTGCTGTGCAAGCTCCTGCTGAATTAAGCCAGGCTGAGTAGCCGCTACTAACTGTTGTGTTGGCAAATAACCAGCACCCAAGAACTGACCACCTAAGGCCGCTTGTTGTGCCTGTTCTGCTTGCGCCTGTTGCATTGCAGTTAGCATAGACCGATCACGAGCCTCACGCTCGGCTGTACTTAATGCTAGCAACTCTGGTGTAGCACCGCCGTATGCCGCTGAGGACGTCCCTAATCGCCCCTGAGCCGCTAAACGCTCTTCGAGTGCTAGACGTTGCCGTTCTTCTTCAGGACGCTGTGCGGCCCGTATACGCTCAAATACAGCCTGCTCACGACCCATTGTAGGCTGTGCCGCCTGACCAAAGAATCCTCCGGCACCGCGCAGTAGTTGCTGTTGCAATGCCTGCTCTTGAGGTGACAACTGCATCCCTACCTGAAGACCTTCTTCAGCAGTTCTTGGCATTACGGCTGGCTGGGCAACCTGACCCATAGCCATTGGACGACCAACCATTTCGCCTGTTTTTTGCATCATCAACTGATTCATGTTCATTCCAGGAGAGAGCATTTCCATGTCCATACCCGGAGGAAGCATCATTGATGGCGGTGCTGTTGGGCTAGGAGCAAAACCACCGGGACTTGTTACTGGCATTGTTGTTACAGGTTGTTGACCATCCATGCGTGTAGTAAACATAGCGCCAGTAGGAGTGGTTACCGTAAATGGCCGGAACTGTGACTCCGCTTGACCACGCTCAGCGATCTCCATAGCCCCAGGCACTCTTTGCCCGTCTATGGTTGTACCTGTAATCATTTGCTCGCCAATGTCACTAAGGCGGTCGTAAGCTTCCTTAGTTAACAAGCCGCCAGCCAACCCCATCAACGCATTGGGCGAGGATACAAACTGCTGTCCAGCACCCATAAGACCGCCAAATATGTCGCCTATGCCGCCTACTATTTGACCAAAGCCTGATGGTTGTTGAGTTGGATCTGCAATAGTTGCATTGCCTGCTCCTGCACCCAAGGCTCCCTGTCCTGAATTATTAACAACCATAGTTGTCTCCTAGTTAAAGTAGCTTGCCAATTAAGGCCATTACGTTGATTTCTTGTAGTGATAAGGGCGATCCGTCTATGTCTGCTTCTAGACCTACCTGCACACTGGTTCCATATCCTGTGGTGTTTAAGCTACGCTGACTTGTTAACTCGCCACCTGTAAATTCAACTGTTGTGTACTCGCTTTCACCGTAGTATCCGGTAATTTGCGTACCGACCGTAAACTCCGCTGTAGCAAACGTCGTGTCAAAGTCATAAGCCCATTTAAGGAATACAGTCGCACTGTTTGCGCCAACCAATGTAGGCTTTAGTTTTTTAAGAATCTTAACTCTGGAGCTATCGCCAAAGGTTAGGCTAGGACTGTAATACTTAAATCGGTATGCCTCATCATTGTCTGCATAGCCTGTGTACTCACTAATCCCTTGATTGGTGCCGATGTACAACTTGCCATTTTCTAGTCGAGTAAAGGACGTAAAGCCAGTGCCAGGCCATCGAGTTACACGATACGAGCCATTTTCTACTGTGCCACGCACGTCAAAACAAAACGTTGTGTTTTGCCCTGTAAAGGCTAGTAAATAGAAACCTTCTTCTGGACTGTATACCGATCTAAAGAACTCTGTTTCTGCTTGTAACGAAGCAATGATGTCCTTCGTAATGTTTCCTGACAGACTGCTAATCGGCATAGACTTTTCTTGGATTGTCCTGCCAAAGCTTTTAAGACCTGTGTGTGACAAGAACAATACGTCTGTGCCTGTGTACTGCACGGTATCTCTATCAACACAGCCAACACCCGCTACGGTATCTGCTACTGACATAGTGGCCGGCGCTTCTGCCCCCTGATACGCAATGATGCTGTGCTTACCAAAGATAATCAGCAATCCATTGTGTGCCGCCAGCGCAACAATCTCGTCATAGCCGTCAGGCCATACTTTTGAGATATCAATATTGCCGCTAGTACCACCAGACCAGTCATGCCCAATAAGTAAATCAGACCAGTAGATAGTAGATTTGTTAGCACTAAAGTCTGCTGTCCAAAGCCGGCCATAGGCCGCTAAAACTTCGTTGCCGTACATGGCACTAGCTACACCAGCGGCACCTGATACAGTACTTAACTTGATTACTGAGCCGCCTGCATTGTCATAGACCAAAGGCTCATAGCCACGCTGGAAAAAGTAGATCTTGTCGTTGAAATTGACCATCTTC